TATTTTGTTAATAATGTTGGAAATACTTCTAAGTTTTTAAGTAAACTTGGATGGGATGATAAACCTCTTCCTAAAATTGTTTATGCTAGCAGCGCTGCCGTCTATGCTCCTAACTATGATAAGACTCCAATTGGTGAAGACTTCCATAAAGACTCACCTAACAACTACGGATTGAGTAAGTGGATGAGTGAGCAGGTAATAGAGGCGTATTGTAACGTGTTTAACACGCCTATAACGTGTTTTCGCTTCTTCAATGTAGCAGGAAGCTATGGTGACGTTGGAATTCAAGATAACACACCTCATCTGATTAGTAAACTAATCCAAGCTCAAAAAGATAAAGTTAACTTTAAGATTAATGGTGAACATTTTGACACACCTGATGGTACTTGTGTGAGAGATTATGTCCACGTTGTTGACATTTGTAGAGCAATGATCCATGCTTATGAAACAATTGACAATCCAGGTTATAGAGCTTATAATCTTGGCTTAGGAAGAGGGACATCTGTACTTGAGATGGTTGAGAAGTATTATAATGTAACTGGCCACCGTCAGTATGACTTTGTTGATAAACGTCAGGGTGATCCAGCTTACCTTGTTGCTAATCCTGATAAGTTCAAGAAAGAAACAGGGTTTGTATATCAACACCATCTGATTGAAGATATGATTAATGATGCTATTGAAGCAAGGAAATTAAATGTTTGAAGAGAATGAAATTTCAATTAAGTCCAAAGGCGGAACTGAGATGGTTAAGCGTGGACTGGCTGAACGCCTACCAGAAGGACTAGCAGATGACTTTCAAGTAATATGCTCACGTGTTCGTAAGATTGAAGATGATAAGATCCGGGTTTACTGGTTACATGACCTACCAGAAGATCCTGAGACCAATCACTTAAAAAATCAGTCTAGTAGAGATAGGTTTCACAAGTTGGTATTTTGTGGCCATTGGCAGTACAATCAGTATGTCACTAAGTTGGGTGTTCCTCAAGACGATAAGTGTGTTGTGATCGAGACTCCCATCGATCCTATCCCGTTTATTCCTAAGTCTAAGGAAGAAATTCGTCTAATCTATACATCGACCCCACAACGTGGGTTGGAACTGTTATATCCCGTTTTTGAAAAGCTATGTGAAAAGCATAATAACATCCATCTAGATGTTTTTTCTAGTTTTGCAATTTATGGTTGGGATGATGCTGATAAGCGATACTCAGAATTATTTGAGAAGCTCAAAGCCCATCCAAAGATTACCTATCATGGATTTGCTGACAACAATACAGTCCGTGAACATTTACAGAAAAGTCACATACTTGCTTATCCTTCTATTTGGTCTGAATGTAATAGCCGAAGTGTTATCGAAGCAATGAGTGCTGGCTTGATGTGCGTTCATCCCAACTTAGCTGGTTTATCGGATACAGCTGGTGGGCTGACATTTATGTACCAATGGGATGAAAACCCACAAGTGCATGTAAATAAATTCTACCATGCTCTTGACCATGCTATAGAAGTTGTAAACAACGAAGACATGCAGAACTATTTAAGATTTGTTAAGATGTATGCTGATAGTAGATACAACTGGACAAAGATTGCGGGACAATGGCAAGATGTAATGCATCAACTTAAAGCAATATATCCTGATGAGCAATCTCGTAGAATGCAGAAGCAAGAAGAAGCGATGTTTCATTACAAAGTACAATGATCATTACAAAAACTCCATTGAGAGTTAGCTTCTTCGGAGGAGGAAGTGACATTCCTCAGTTTTATAATAACAATAGGGGATTGGTTATATCTACAACAATTGATAGACCAATCTACATTGCTGTTAATGGAACACGTACACCACACACTAAGGTAGTGTACTCAGAGATTGAAATTGTTGATTGGTCTTCCCAACTTAAACACGATCGTGTAAGAGAAGTATTGCAGTACTACGGTATTAAGAACCATATTGAGATTGCTTCGTTCTCTGATATTCCTACAAAAGGAACTGGATTAGGTTCGTCATCAACATTTACTGTTGGCTTGTTGAAAGCAATCCTTGAGATGTCAGGGACAAAATACAATAACTACGAACTAGCTGAACTTGCTTGTCACATAGAGATTGAAAAATGTAATCAACCAATTGGTAAGCAAGATCAATATGCTGCTGCTTTTGGTGGCTTCAATGCTATTACATTTGAGGGTGATGAAACTGCTGTTATTCCAATCAATATAACAACAGATATGGCTTCGAGATTGAATGATAACCTAATTTGTTTTAATACTGGTATCACTAGACAAGCCTCATCAATTTTAGAACACCAAGTAAAGGGTCTTGAAAGCTCTATTAACGTGGATAACACTTCTTATATGGTTGATATGGCAGAGCAAGCATTTAGATTCTTACTTAAAGGACAGCTAGATGACTTTGGTTCACTGTTAGGTGATTCCTGGGATATTAAAAAGAAGTTGTCTGATAATATATCTAACTCTACAATAGATGAGATGTATAGCAAAGCTATGAAAGCTGGTGCTCTAGGTGGTAAGATTTTGGGTGCAGGTGGTGGAGGTTACTTACTAATGTACGTTCCTCCCAAGAGCCATACCAGGGTTATAAAGGCCCTAAGTAATTATGATATATTTGATTTTAATTTTACCAATCAGGGTAGTGTTGTGGAGATGAATAAATGAGTTCGGCTTTCTTTGATGTATATGCTTCTGGAATAACTGAAGTATTGAGTAAGATTGATAGAGCTAGTATCAGTCAAGCTCACAGAGTGATTGAGATGTATGCTAAAGAGCAGTCACCTATTTACGTGTTTGGTAATGGTGGGTCTGCTGCTTTGTCAGAGCACTTCTCTTGTGATCATACCAAGGGTGTGAGGCATGACACTCCTTTACATTCAAACATTATTAGTCTAGCTTCTAACATGGCACTAATCACAGCAATAGCTAATGATTACAGTTATGATGAGATCTTCTCTAAACAAATTGAAGCATTCCCACCCAACAGAGGATTAGCAATTGCCATCTCAGCTAGTGGTAGTTCAAAGAACATTATTAGAGGTCTTCGTGCAGCTGGTGAGAGGGGTTTAGAGACGATGGCGTTTGTTGGGTTTGATGGTGGGTATGTCATGGATTATGATATGGCGGACTATGTTGTTTACGTTCCTTCTCACAACTACGGTATTGTTGAGGACTGTCATCAGATCATAATGCACTCTATTGCGCAATCAATCCGTACAAAACACTTCTTGGCTAAAGATGAAAACCATCAATTGAAGCTATGAGTAACAAAGTTCTTTTCTTTCCTAAAGATAAGTTAGATACTGCACCTCAGTCCTTAGAGGAAGTAATTTCAAAGATCGATGAGAACCAAAGAGAGGCAGTTGAAGCTGCTCTTGATGAAGTAGTACCTGATCTTTTAAACCATCTAGGATCGTTTAACTTTTACATCCAAGATGAGAAAGACATTGGTATGGTGTTAGAGTCTATTAAGAGTGGTGTATTCCGTACAATGAATATCAAACACGAACTACAAGATGTAACGGATCAGTTGATTAAGATTGTGTAACGTGTTACAATAACAATATGATAATCCTTGACTTAAACCAAATCATGATCTCCAATGTTCTTCAACAACTTGGTAATCATACAAATGTAGAGATTGAAGAGAACCTTGTTCGTCACATGGTTCTCAACTCTATCCGTAACCTAAAGACCAAATACAAAAGTTATGGTCAATTTGTCATTGCTTGTGATGACAAGAAGTACTGGAGACGAGAGCAGTTTCCAGCTTATAAAGGTAACCGTAAGAAGGATAGAGAGAAGTCTGAGATTGATTGGACTGCTCTCTTCAATACACTCAACAACATTAAACAAGAACTTAAAGAATTCTTTCCCTACCCTATCATTCAAGTGGATGGTGCAGAGGCTGATGATGTGATTGGTTGCCTTGTTGCGGAATTTGGTGTTCCGCTAAATAGTTCGTCCGCTGAAAAGATTCTTATTTTATCTGGCGATAAGGATTTCGTTCAGTTACAATCTTATGTAAATGTTAGCCAGTATGATCCTATTCATAAAAAGAACATCACTTGCAAAGATCCTGCACAGTTCTTGAAAGAGTTAGTCCTCAAGGGTGATCGTGGAGATGGAATTCCAAACGTATTGTCACCCGACAACTGCCTCATCGAAGGTGTTAGACAAAAGCCTCTTACTGCTAAGAAGATGGCTGAGCTCCTTGCAGCTGATCCAACCACATATGATTCAGAAATTAGATCAAACTTCATGAGGAACAACACTCTCATCGATCTTTCATTTACTCCTAAGTCGATTTCCCAAGCCGTAATTGAACAATACCGTTCTCAGCAAGATAAACCTAGAGATAAGTTGTTCAATTACTTTGTTAAACATAAGCTCAAAACATTAATTGAGAGCATCAACGACTTCTAATTATGGTGAATTCTAAATGAGAAAACTTGGTATATCAGAGATCTTAAAGATTGTCTCTGAACAAAAGACAACAGATGAAAAAGTTAGGAAGTTACAGGAGTTAAACACTCCAGTTCTTCAACAAATCTTAAAGTTGGCTCTTGATCCTTCTGTTAAATGGAAGTTACCTGAAGGTGAACCTCCTTATAATCCTAGTCCGTATGATGATACTCAAGCTATGTTGTATCAAGAGGCTAGGAGAATGTATTTGTTTTTAGAAGGTGGTAATGATAATCTCACTCCACTTCGTAGAGAGCAATTGTTCATAAGTTTACTTGAAAGCATTGATAAAGAAGATGCTAAGTTAATGCTTGCTGCTAAAGACAAAAAGATTCCTTACAAAGGGATTACTACAAAGTTAGTTAATACTGCTTTCCCAGGACTCATCTCACAGGAGAAATAATAATAAATGCAAAAGCATCAGGATAAACGTAAGAGACGTGATGATGAAGTTGAAGATAAACATGCATACAAAGTCAAGCAGAGCTTTCAAGAGCGCAAGATGTATCGCAATATAGATAATGTATTGAAGAAAAAAAATCTTCAAGATCTTAAAAATTTAGAATACGATGATTATCGATAAAGGAGAATGATATGAAATGGTTGAAAAAACTATTGGGAATGGAACCTGTAGCAACGTCTTCAGCACCCGCTGATGCTGGTGCAAAAGCATTTGACAACATGGCTAATACATTGAGCACACCACCTGCTCCTGAACCAAAGGTTGAGGCAGTTGTAGTAGCAGAACCTGCACCTGAAGTTAAAGTGGAAGAAGCTGTTGTGGAAGCTAAACCTAAAGTTCCTCGTAAGCCCCGGGCAAAGAAAGCACCTACTGCACCTATAGCACCACTTCCACAAACTGTTGTTCATAATGTTGAACTATGGCCATTTCCTGGTAACAGTCCATTAGAGGGTGAGAAAAAGGCTAAGCCAGCTGCAAGAACAGTGAAGGCAAAGTGATTGCCTACTTACAGTTTTCGTAATATTAAGACTGGTGAAGTCTTTGATAAGTTCATGTCCATGGGAGCTAAGGATGGTTACTTATCAGAGAATCCAGATCTTGAATCAGTGATGGGTGCTCCTTCCCTCGTCTATAGCCCAACCGGTAAGAAGCCAGATGATGGCTTCCGTGATTTACTCCGTAAAGTTAAAGCAGGTAGTGGTAGGAGAAATAGTATCAATACCTTTTGAACCTTGTTAGGAAGCATATGGTAAGAAAAGCAACCCTTAAATCTGTTGAAGCTGAGTCAGTCCATTCTGAGCGAGTCAGAGTCGTTAATAATTCACTAAAACTTAGATTAGATGATCTAAAGACATTTGATCCCTTGACTGACAATCAAAAGCTATTCTTTGATGCTTATAAACGGGGTGATTACTTTGTAGCTCTACATGGAGTAGCTGGAACGGGTAAAACGTTTTGTGCTTTGTATAAAGCATTAGAAGAGGTGATGGATAAGAGTAATCCTTTCAGAAAGATTATTGTTGTTCGTTCTGCTGTTCAGTCTCGAGAGGTTGGTCATCTTCCTGGTGATGTTCATGAGAAGATGGAGATATATCAACAACCTTATCGCCAGATATGTGAGACTCTTTTCGATCGTAAGGATGCTTGGGATAGACTTGAAGAACAAGGCTTCATAGAGTTTATATCAACATCATTCATTCGAGGGATGTCGTTTGATGATGCGATCATTATTGTTGATGAGATGCAGAACTTAACGTTTGAAGAGATTGATACAGTAATGACACGGGTTGGTTATAGATCAAAGATCCTATGGTGTGGTGACTATAGGCAGACTGACTTGAATAAGAAAAAGAATGACATGAGTGGTATCCTTAAGTTCTTTGACATAGCCTATCATATGTCAGCATTTACTAAAATTGAGTTTACTCCTGATGATATCGTCCGGAGTTCATTGGTCAAAGACTATATCCTTGCCAAACTCAGGCACGAAGATAACACATAAATATCTAATATTAAGTAGGTTTAAGGAATAATAAATGACTTTAGCTGCAAATGGCCAAATGAGTGCTGGTGGTAACACATTCACCCGTTCGATCAACCTTGAGTTGGGCCGTGCTTTCAATACACAGGGTGCTTTAGGTTCTGCGGCCTTTAGGACTCTTGCTGGGGTTCCTTCAGGAGCTATTAGACTTGGTGCTGACTTCTA